ATATCAGGTAGAGTAGCCATCTATAAAACCCCTATCTTTTTATAATCCTTCACCTGTGATTCCTACTAATTCTGTAAATGAGGCTCCAGATTTTGTTGCTATGAAATTCAATACGATGAATTCAGCAGCCTTTGTAGATTTCACATATATATCAACCCATAGTTCTTGACGGTCAATACGTTCAGCAGTATTGTTTCTTTCATCACATACAACCATGAAGTCATAAATACCACGTCTTCCTCTTACATCTCTAAGGAAGGGTTCAATCATGTTTATAATGCTAAGCCTTGTGAACTCATCATTAGGTTCAAACAAGAAGTACTTAGCTGCTGTAGAAATAGCCTTCTCCATTACTATGAATAATCTTCTAATATTAATTCTATTGAAAGCTGAAGATTTATCTAACATAGTTCTTTGACCCCAAGCAACCTTACCTTGACCCGCAAATGATACTAATGGATTAATACCATTCTTATAAAGTATATCTCTTTTTCCAAGAGTAGGTGACCATGCTAACCTACGGATATTGGTCAAAACAGCTCTATTGAGACCTGCGGGTGCAAACCATGGATCAGACATATCATCTGTTCTGGCTAAAATACCTGCCATATGTCCTGTTGCTGGAATCCAACGATATTTTGCACCCCATTTATCAAACATTTCAAGCCAGTTACCATAAAGGGCTACATAACTTGAATTCTGATTGAATGTTCCAAGTCTATAATCACGAAGATTAGCAACTTCACTTCCACTTTGATTAATAACATCTGTACTTCTACAATCACAAAGTGCTATACAGTCCTTTCTATCTTCTGCTATATCAACTATTTTTTGTTTAACAGTGAGATTCTTATCAGCATCAATGATTATATTAATATCAATGACTTCTGAATTTTCATATTCTTCATATGCTGTTTGTACTGCTGCATCTTCGAGGTCTGAATCATCATCCCAAGCTGTAAAATCATCCAAGCCACCTGCAAATTGCTCATATGAAACTGTGGCAATATAGATATCATTATTAACAGCATTAGTATTTAATGCTATTCTAATGTACTTAGATTCCCTATTAATAACGTTAGGTGCAAAGATATTTTTACCTTCGTCATCTACTTTATTCTCATCAGCAGAAACATACCATGCTTCCTTTAACGAGTATACTATAGTAGTTTTATTTAACTGGTCTTGCTCTGTTGCTCTTACTAAAACAAGAAATTCTCTCTGTGATTCAATAGGATAATCAACATCATTGACATCACCCCATAATGTTTCACTTAATGTTCCACCTGCTGTTTGATATTGTGAGTATGTTCCACCACCAGCAGATGTTACTAATGAGTATGTCTCTTGATCTATTATAGCTATCTTTGTATAATTACCCCATGTACCTCTGGAGTTAGCAATTATAGATATATCATTTCCAGATGTTGGTAATGCTGAAAAGGGACTTTCATCATGAAATGCATCAGGGTCATCACTTGCGAGGTCAGACATCACGAATGAATTTCCGGTTGTATATGCTGTAAAATCAGAAGTTGGTGTTAACTCTGTACCCAAATCACCATATGTACCTGCAAATCTTGCTGTAGCAGGCATTGCTCTGGTGCACCATAATTTATTTCCGTATTTTAAATAACCCATAGCTGCCATCATATCTATATAAGAATATTGGTCAGGGTCTCCAAAAGCATCAAGAAGTTGCTCAAGGTTTGTAACTAAATGGGTTTTTAATTCCGGCCCCTTCCATGATTTCCTTATTACTAATGCTGCTGTAGATGTAGCAACTGCTGGAATGGTTGTGGTTAAATCAATTTCGTTTGTATCCACTAACGGACTTAGGTAAAATGCCATTATTATATTTCCTCCTTATATTAATTCGTTTTTTATCAAATACATTTAGGATAAAACAAAAATTTTAATCATTCACAATCCATTATATATTTATACTTCTATTTATACTTCTATTTATATTATTTATACTTTTCCTACAATATTATATCAATTTACATAAACCCCTTAATCTATTGTAGAATACTCTCTTAATTCAAATCTATCATAAATAAATGAGACTTGAGCTTCTAAACTTGGCTCCCCCTCTCTATAAGTTAATGATATTTCCCCCAAACTACTAGGCCATACATCAACAAAGAATAAAGAAAATTTTTGCTCTTGGAAATTATTTAGAATTCTCAATGTGGCATCTACAGCATAATTTCTCTGTAGATCTATATATTTATCTCTGTTGTTATTTATAAACATGAACCATTTTAATATAATTTGCCAATTTTTAAACTCAGAATCCACTAAAAAGCTTACATTCCATGGTTCAAAAGTTAATTCACCACTAGCCCTATTGGTTTTGGCTCCTTGCCATCTAGATTCTTCCATATCCATTGTAACACCTGGAAGTACAGTCTCATAAATATTAAGAGTAAATTCCTCATTACCTTTTAATTCTGATTGAACAGGTATTAAAGGAAACACTAATTCAAATGAAAAGGGTGACGCTTTATTTAATTGAGTTGATAAAGCCATTATTAACATACCTCCATTCTTAGCTGTCCATACCCACATCCATCTTTTTGATGTGCTTCCTTATGACAATCAATGCAATAAGTAATGCAATTATCAATATCCGCACTTTCAATAAATTCAATTGATACTGGATAAATGTGGTGGCAATGAAGAGGTCCATCTGAACCACATTTAACACATTGGTATTTATCTCTTTTGAGAACTAATTGCCTTAATTCAGGTTGAACTTCTCTGTTTAATTCCAACCAGCCCAATCTTCCCGCCCTTATAGCATCTTCCTTCATAAGTGTTTCAGGTGTTTTATGATATATAGGACATACTTTTTTACAATTATCAGAACAATAAAGACGACATTCACCTTGTTGTTTACCATTTATTGAATATATCCTTTTTGTAACTTCCTGTAATTTAGGTGTATACCATTTTCCACAATAGGTACACCTTACTTCTAATATATTCTTATCAGTGGGACTTTTCCTAACTTCTTCACACCATTCTATTTGAGGAGCATATGTATCATAAAATGGTAAATTATTAGATCTATAACCACCTTTCCAAGGATATGACTGTTTACTTTTATGCGCTTTGCTTATATTTTGTTTATGTTTTTCTGTAAATTTTTTACCTTTATGTGATTCACTCAATTTCTTTTTATGTTCCTTTGATTGTTTACCTCTTTTTATACCTATTAATTTTTCACTTATTTTTCTTTTATGTTCTTCTGTTAAAACTTTTCCTTTCATTATTAATCCCTCCTAAAATTAATTTTATATGGAGTAAGGTTGGATATTAGGAGTATCCAACCAAGGGAGCAACCCCCTGTCCTCCTTTCCTTCCTTTTAATTCTCAAATATCTCCAATTCCGTCAGTCTTTCATATTCGTCGGTAGAATACCTTTCCCATATGATATCATTATCCACTACAGGAGTTCCCCTTTCTGTAGGCCAGGTAGGTTCTGTAGTATCTGATAGTCCAGGAACTAATATACTTTGAACCTCATATAGATAACCATTTGCTTCGGTTGGTTTTGCTAAATCACCTATATCATAATCAGTGGATGCCACCCAATCATCTTCATCAAAATATGGTGGGACAGCCTTCGTATATAGAGCAGCCATTTCTTTACCACCCCCAGATGTAAAAACTGATTCGGTAAATCTACTACCCCAACTATGTTCATCACCATAGATTTTTTGAATAACCTTTGTAATGAGACCAGTGGTTTTTAATGGTTGGAATAAATAACTATGAACCATGAAATCTAAATTCCATTTAATTACCCTAATATCCTCATCAGCCATTTCCATACTGATATCAGGAGAGCATCCATTAAAAAGAACTTTCAAATCTAAGGTAGCATCTAATTCTGGTATATTTATACGAATGAAGATTGTGGGTGTAAAATAGGGTAATATCTGTTCTAATATTTGATCTACATCCACCATATGTAAGGACCAAATTGTCATTGTAAAACCAAGATTATAGGGTATAGGATTAAGGAATCTACCTAATTCTCCTGTTGAAATGGTTTTGGATTTTACAATATTTCTCATTTTATTGGTTTGACGATCGGATGCATATTCTACAGAGCTAAGTACTACAGACATCATCGGAAGAATTTCGTCATCCTTTCGTTCATGAAGCCAATACCACACTTTTTCCTTCAGACCGAACTTTAATGGTACCTTACGATAACCAGTTACAGTGCCTTCAGAATCATAGCGAGCAATTTGTACATTCTTGAAGACATCCAAAAACTGTACTATGCTTTTCCTGATTGAGTTGTAGTAATAGTATGATCTCATGCTTTCTTTTCCCTTTTCAACTTATATTTTAAATTTGAATAATTACATTTATTTTCATTACAAAACTTTTTTAAATTTCTTATAGTAATCATTTTACTCTATCCTCCTGTATTGAAGTTAGTTTTATGTGGAGTTAGGTTGAATGAATACAGCATCCAACCAAGGGAGCAACCCCCTGTCCTCCTAAATCCTTACTATGACTCAGAAGCCATAAATTGAAGAATCAACGTCCGAATATAAATCGATGTCATTCGATTCATCTTCTATCCACTCATTATCACCATATGCTGTAAGTGGTTGTGATAAAGTGCTATCGATATCATATGAAATATCCATAGCTGATTCTGATTGATCTGATACACGATAAGGTTTCAGTATTAATTCCCACACTAATTTCTTTAGTTGAAATATACTTCCTTCTGCTCCTACATCTACAATTTCATAAGATCTCTCATTCCATAAAGTCTGTATAACATCACCAGGCTTAGGATCGTATCCAGCACTAACATCTCTTGTAAATGTGGACTTGGGAATGAAACCGTATTGGATAACATCAATGGAAACTATCCCGAAAGGGTCAGCCATTGTGGGCTCTTCTGTTACATCGTATACGAGTTTTGTCTTATATGGTCCAAGGTATCCGGTATTAGTTGACTCTCCATAAAGTCTATCCATTTCTATACTTTCATCACGGATAAACCAATTTACCTTAATTCCGGATATATCAGTATATTCAACGATTACAGAATCGTAGAGATCGTGTTCTATATTCCCATCTTGTGGATGGTATAATTCCCATGCTGGACGCTCCAAAATACTCATCTTCTTCTACCTTTTAGTTTTAAAGATTTTTCTTTTCATTTCCTTTGCCCTTTCAACACCATATAATTCTTCATATGTTTTGCCTTTGAGGTCGGGTCTTTTACATCCCTTTTTAGATTTACTCATTTTTTCTTTTGATTCTTCACTGTGTTTAAATCCTTTATGGGCTTTACTCATTTTTTCTTTTGATTCTTCACTGTGTTTTTTACCATAAAATGTGTTATTCTCACCCATTTGATTTTTACTTAATGCTATTCTTTGTTCATATGGACATGGATTCATTATTTGTTTTGATCTTGCTTTTTTTATTTTTCTTTTTGTTTTTTCTGAATGTTTATAACCTCTTATTCCCCTACCACCCATTGTAAGATTATATCCATTTGGTCTAAAAGAATTATACTGTTTAATATAATGAAACTCCATTTCATTCAATTCTTCTTCAGATGAACACTCTTCAATTACTTTCCATTCAAAATTATTCCAACCATATTTTTGTATAGCATTATGAAAATAACAATTATCTTTAGACCATAAATGGTCTGTTTTTCTTCTTTTTAATGAATGTATAGTTTGTCCTATATAACATTTACCATCAATCTTATTTGTAGCCTTATAAATTATCATAGTACTTTAACCTCCTCTATAGGTTTTATTATTCTAAGGAGTTAGGTTGAATAATAGAGGTATTCAACCAAAGGGAGCTACCCTCTGTCCTCCTATGTTATTTATTTCCCTTCTAATAAAACAACCTTGCTTTCTAACATCTCAACTCTTTTTATCAAGGATTCTATAAGGTCAGGAGCCTTTTCTTCAATATCCTTATGTTCTTTTGCTACTATCTGCTCATATAGACCTTGTAACTTATCTTGTTTTTCCATTTTTTTTCTCCTTCTTATCTTCCTTTGCTATCTTTTCCAATACATATTTTCTTGATCAAGTTCTATATTATTTTTACATTTTTTGCAATCTAATAAAAGACCACCTACAGAATATCCTTCTCCACTTTCAGTACCAGAAAGTTCTAATTCTACTTCACCTTTTACAATCCCAGTATTTTTTGGTATATTAGATGTTGCACCGCATTTGTTACAAGTAATGGTGAACCCCTTCTTACCTATAGCTTCACTTACTAAATGTTTTTCATACAATTCGTCTAACTTATCTTGTTTTTCCATTTTTTTTCTCCTTTTGTACTTTACTAGGGCAAAAAGCGTACCAAATTTGACTTAAAAATACCCTTTGTTAATGTTTACAATACTTTCTTTCATTATCATTTTTTATCTTGATACTACTACCTTTTATTGATTTCAACACCTTTCTAAAGCGGCGGTATTCTCTCTTTCTAATGTTTTCAAC